TATATAAATTATGTATCACCTTCTTTCTTAACAATAAAATTATCAGGTGCTTGCCAATACCATTGATATTGATTAAATTCACCACAAATATTCTTAAATTTCATGTAAACTTGCTCTGCATCAGGTGTTGCTAATATTCTCAAACAACTAGAAGATTTTTCACAATCAGTAAATTGACACATTGATATGTTAGCCAAACTTTAATCTTCCATCCTTTCATTTTTAATTTCTGATTCATTATTATAGAACTCTAATGATTCAATTGTCACCTTTTTATAATATAGTTTTTATTATACTCTTCAAAGTCACACTGAATCCAATCGCCATCTCTGCCGTGTAAAATTTTAATATGTATTCACCTCTTTTGATTTAGCAAGAATTTGATTGGTGGTTCTAATAATCTGTATGATCAAACTCTTGCTAATGTTATGATAATTATTTTATGATTTGTGTTTAGGAATTATGATTATTTAACCAATCTTTTTGTAATATGTAGTTGTATTGGTTAGATCGCTTTTACTGAACATGAAGTTTGCTGTGTCTTGGGAATTGTATTCTTGAGAAGTGCAGGTAGTCCAAATTCCGTCGATTCGATTGATGAGTTTTGTGGGATTCATTTTTGTTTCACCTCCTCTCTATTTATATTATAGCATGTGGGGAATTTGATGTCAAGGAATTTTATTTATTGGTTTAAACAATTGTCTGAAACATATCTTTCAAATATGTTTGCTTCTTTTTTGTTTCTCTCGTTTTGATTGCGGTTCTTATTGCTGAATTTTGCCCGACTAATACACAATATTTCTTTGCTCTTGTAACGCCAGTATAAAGCATTTCTGTGTTCAGGAGGACATATGCTGAAGATTCAATACATACAATTGCCGTATGAAAACCTGATCCTTGAGAACGATGAATTGTGCAAACGTATGCCAGTTCTAATTTCTTAACCCCTGCTCTATCTAACACTATCTCTCCAATTCCCACAAAATCAACAACACAAACTCCATTGTCAATTTCTTTTACTATTCCCATATTCCCATTGAAGATTGGAGTTATCTCTCCATTAGTATTAATTGCCCTATAATTATTTTTAGTGTTAATAACTTTATCTCCAAGTTTAATTTTATAAAACTTATCCTTGTCAATTTTTACTTCAATAAAAATATCTTTATCGTCTACTGGATTGATTATTGATTGAATTTTATTATTTAAGTTATATGTTGATAAATCTCCTCTTGTTCTCATTGGAGATAATATTTGTGTTTCTATGATGTCATTGGTAATTTTATAATGTTTCAAGAAATGTTTTAAAACTCTATCAGATGGAGAATCATCTTCTTTATAGATGTCTAATTCCATATCTTGAAGTTCTCCAAGTATCAAATTACCTTCAAATTTAGGTTTTAGTATTTGTTCTTGTTCAGAAATTTTAATTGAGGTAACAATAATTCCTGACATTTCTGCTTGTCTGTGGATTTTAGTTAAAGTTATACTTGGTATTACATTTGAATTTAGTATGTCCGAAAAAACTTGACAATTTCCTATTGGAGTTAATTGTTTTATATCACCAACTATGATTAATTTTGCTCCGTTTGGTATTGCTTTAAGTAAACTTAAAAATATATCACCATTTATCATCGTTGTCTCATCGATTAGTACTACGTCTGTATCCAGTGGATTCTCTTCATTATATGTAAATTCACCATGAGAATACCCTAAAAGTCTATGTATGGTGCTTGCTTTTAAACCTGTTGCTTCTGTAATTCTGACTGATGCTTTCCCTGAGAGGGCAGCTGCCGATATAATATAATCTTTAAAAACTTGAACAATTCCATTTAAAGTAGCAGTCTTACCACAATTACCAGTGATAAAAATACTTCCATTTCTTCTTAAAATCAACATATGAGAAGGAACTGTAAAACAATATTTATATCCATCGATTGTTTTATACTTTTCTATTTTATTTATATTATATTTGTCTTTTGCTTGAATACCTACCGTAATAGCTCTCTGTGATACATGTACATCATAGTCTATAGATTTTCTAGTATATAGTTTTCCACTCGTTAAATAAGATTGCCCCCTTCTGTCTTGAAATCCTAATTTTGCTCTTTTCCCAGTTGCAGAAAAAACAAATTGCACGAAATCGGCAGTAGATTTTACGTTTGCGGAAAAACTTTCTCTATTGTTCCTAATAGAGCCATCCCAATTTAAAACTTCAGACGCAATTATTTTCAATTGTTCATAAGAGCAATTATACCAATATTCTGCGGTGAATTCTTTTTCTAGTCTGGGGGGATTTACATAGAAATCTGAAAACCCCTCTGCTGCAGAATCTGCTTCTCTCCATTTCAAATTATTGAGTTTAAATAATTCTATTAATCTTTTCTTTTTCCTATCTTTTCTAACATGAAAGCGGCAAGTGAAATTTGAATTCCCTATCATTAATGATCCGTCTGCTATTACAGCAACCATCAATCTAATTTGGTCATCAGTTAAATCAATCCCCTTTCCATCATATTTGAATGTTGTAATAAATCTACCAGAAAAACCATGTTGGTTTCCATAGTGCATTTCTATCAAATCACTACATTTCTTTATATTTAAATTATTTTTGGAACTTAAATATACTATATTATGATTATCACAAACACATTGATCAACGCTCCCAGTTTCATTTTTAATATGATTTAAGTATTCTTCTTTTTCTTTTATGTATCTTTCTGGTAATACTAACTCTGCTGTTCCGTCTCTATTATACTGAAGTACATTTTCACCTTCAATATAATCGGAAATCTTCTTCCATCCAACCCCATTAAAATATTCCGTATCACAATCCACACACCCTGCTGATCCAGTTAATGCAACAATATTCTTATCGATAATTAATTTAACTGCTTCAATTTGTTCGGAAGTGTAAGCAAAACCTTGTTCTTCCTCCACACTTTTAATCGTATCTTCCCAGTCTCCAAGTTCAAATTCTTCACTACGTTCTGCATTTAGTAATCTAATTAATTCATTGTGAATATTCATTTCTAAATCGTAGTATCTCTTTAGTCCAATTAATTGACCGTCATCAGAAACATTAATTTCTTTTTTATCAACTAATTGTTTAGCTACATCATTTATAATATCTTGTTCAATAAATCCAATTTGATCAAAAACAATATTCATTAATTCACTAAAATGTAAGTAACTCCTTCCTATTTCTCCATTTCCAGCCAATGTATTTATAATACAAGCTTTTACTCTCCTTGAATCATTCCCTATCATACCCATTTTCTGTGCTATTTCATCAGCTTTTTTAAAACCAACACCACTAACCTCAACTAATCTATATGGATTATTTTTAACAATATCAACCACTGTGTCAGGAGATTTATAAAAATCCAATAACTTATTTATTAGATTAGCACTCAAGTTGGCATTGCTCAATTCTGTATAAATTTGAGAATAGTCTTTGCAATCTTCAAATTCCTCAATTATTCTCATTGCTGTAGCATGACCTATACCTTTAATGGATGTAAGGGCAGAAATATCTTTATCTTCCAATAAGGTAATTACGTCATCATATTTTTCAAATAATTTATATACTATATTTGGATTAATTATGCCTTCTAAAAAATCAATTTGTTGTGACTTATTAGTTAAATCTATTTTTTTATTGATAAAAAGTATTTCGTATGTGTCTCCATACTTTTCATGTCTTTCGATTAACCTACAAGCAACCTTATAAGTTACATAACTTTCTAACTTGCATACTTTTCCTTTTAATTTAATTTTGGATTGCCCCCATAGTTTGGGTAAGCCATCACAATTTTCAAGTTTATTTATTATGTTGGCTACAAAGATGGCATGTTCACCAGAAGCAACCTCATATGAATTTTTAGGAAAGAATATCCTACCTAATTCTATTTCACATTTAATTATTTTATTATCTACCATAGTTCCTCCTTAATTTAAACTCTTGCTCTTTCTTCTTGGACTATAATTTCACCATTGTCCATTAATTTTGTAATTTTCATAATTGAGTGTTGAAATATAGAATTTTTATATTTCCTTGGTTTAAATTGATCTCCCATTCTAAATCCAGATACAAGCAATTGATTTCCTCTTTTAAAGAATGATTCTTCAACTCTTTTTTTCTTACCGTCTGATAATGTTTCAGAAAGAGTTTTATTATAATGTAAAAACAATCCTCCATATAGTTTTAATGTTACAACACCACTAGGGGTCAATAATTCTACTGTATGCTTTAATTTATCTCTATCCAAAACTGTGCCTAAAATAAGACTCAATTTATATCTGCTGAATTCTCTTCCTCTAAAGAATCCTGTTTCAGTGGCAATTGGATCTTCAGGTAAATCATTAAAATCATCAATGGTATATCGTTTGGTATTTACTTTAGATAATTCGTGTTCCGTTTTATAGTAACTCATACTGTCCATTTCCCACTTTGCTAAACTTCCTTCACTATATTTATTATAAGTATTATTGTAAATAAGAGTATTGTATTTTTTAGCAACTTCTGTATCTTTTAAAAGCATTGATATTTTAACAATATTTTTATCCAATCCTTTTTTAAATCTTCCTTTATGAACCATATATAAACCATTGTTTGCTTGAATGTAATCTAAATCTTCTCTTAATTCATTATACTTATCTAAGAAAACATCTAGTACATTATTAGGAACATAATACCATTCACCTTTCAAACCTTCTGGTAAATCTTCTTTAATAACTAAATTTGTTTTCGTGCAAATTGCCTTATAGATATTATAGAAGATAATTTCTTGCTCATAGGTTTTTGAAATTAATCCATTTTCAATTAACATAGGAATATTTGCCATAGTAAAAGAATCTTTAAATTCTACAATGGAAGTAATATATTTATTCATCAATTCAACTCTACTTCCAAAGGAATCAAGTGAACCACATTTTATTAAATTAACTACGGCGTTCTTAGTTAATTGATTTCCACATCTTTCAATGAAATCAGAGTAAGAATCAAATGGTCTAGTTTCTAATATTTTGGCAATATCTTCTGAACCAACTTCCGATAATGCTCTTAATCCATAGAGTATTTTATTTTCATAAATAGAAAAAGCTTCCTTAGAATAATTAATATGAGGAGAATCTACTATATTATTCATTTCTGATACCGCTTTTGCAATTTTCCCGTAGTTTGTTGTTTTCCCTTCTCCGATTGCCCCTGAATTAACTGTTAGGCAAGAGCATTTCCAGTACATATGACCATATTGATAAGCAAGATTCATTTCTTGAAGAAGTATCCCTGTATATGGGCTAACATGATTTCTTGAGAAGGAATACCCAAGACTTGGCGTAATTTGATATTCCCAAACATAATCCAATAGTAACTGTCTAGTTTTATTCTTCAAACCCTCTTCGAAAAAAAGTTTTTTAGAATCTTCGATTGTTTTCTTTGATTTCTTTGAGATCCCTTTTCTGAGCTTGTTGGCTTGTGTTAAGGTAAAGTTTGAAATCTTAGAATCCATTGAAATTTCCATTACGGTTTCTTGCGTATCTGCAATCCCATATAAATGTAATAAATGAGGTTCTAATACGGTAATTTCGTCTTCATTTAGTCCATATTCCCTCATCTCTTTGTACCATAAGCTGATGTCATTCTTAAATCGAACATATTTATCAAGAGGTTGTTCGCCACCCTTATTAGCCAATCTCATAAGTGAATTTCCTGTAACTAATTCCAAGAAGGTTTGAGGTTGAATTTTCATTAGTGCTTGATGCCCGACTGTTCCCTCGTATTGAAATGCGTTTGTTACATCTCCACTGTAAAGCATTTTCCACATATCCTTGTTTGTATAATTAATTACGTCAGGGTGTAAATAATAATTATATGTGTCTCTAATAGTTCCCCTCCATTCCATTTTACCTTCTTCCAGTAAGGTGTTCATACAAGTGTGAATACGATCTAAAGCCTCAATAGTTAGAATATCAAATTTAAGTCCCCCTGAATACTCTGAATCATGTAAGTTCCAACAAGTAATAGGTTCTCCATTGGGAGCCTTCATCATAGAATTCTGAGCAACATAACCATTGGGGAAAATAATAACTCCTGAAGCATGAATACTTCTTCCCACAATCAACCCCTCTAGTTCCAAAGCTGTCTCTCTTAGTTGTGGATAGTTTTCTAGAAGATTGATTAATTCTTTAATAGGTTTTCTTTCATCTTCTTCATTACCCAATAAACAATCATTTAGACTCCATTGCGCCCCTCTTTCTACTGGAATCATATCAGAAATAGCTTGAATTTCATCGTAGTTGAAGTTTAAGCCTCTTCCAGCAGTTAATATAGCTAACTTAGGTTTTAACGTCTTAAAAGTGGCTACATTAAGAGTATTTTCATGTCCGTACTTATCCTTAATTGCATTTAGAATATTTTGTCTGGATGCTGCATTAGAATCCAGATCAATATCGGCCAGTTCAGGTTTACTACTATGAATGTGCCTCCATGATGGTAAGTTAAATGTAATTGGATTCATTTGAGTAATGTCAATGAGATAGGCTATATAGAATCCTGTGACACTTCCTCTTGCAATTCCACAGAGGCTTACTTGCCAAATCAAATCTACTAAATCTTTCGTTAAACTATAATAAGAACTTAGTCTCTGATTAATCTTTTCACTAATCAACCAAAGTTGCTTACACTCTTCTTCAATTCTTTCTAGATTAATTTTATTGAATTCTTGTTTTTTATTAGTCATTCCTTCTTGAATTAAAAACAATAAATATTTATCAACAAGATATTCAGAGTAATAAAATTTATTTATGTATTCATAATCAATGATATAATCTTTCATTATATGATTATCATTAAACTCTGGAATCTGAGTTAGCGGTACAACTGGATCGAGTGCTAAATCATATGTTTCAATTTTACTAGCAATTTCTAAAGTATTGTTTGTCATTTCTTCAAATAATTCTCTGTCGATGTAATCTTTTAAATAATCCCAAACTTCATCTTTTGTCATCACATAAGTTGAAGAGTAGAACGCACTAACTTCTCTATCTCCCTGTTTTGAGTTTAAGAATGACTCGTGAATTTGTCTGTGATTTTTAGTTAAATAATGAGCATCAGTAGTATAAATAACTTTAATATTATATTTAACACCTAGATCAATAATAAACTTGTTGTAAGCTATTTGATCTTCTTGGAAACTTGGTTGGCACTCTAAATAAAAATCATCTTCAAAAACATATTTACAACCATTAATGAAGTCTTCAATCTCCTTCAATGCAGTAGAACTTCCTCCTTGAAACTCTTTAAATTTATTGCCTATAAGAGACCCTAAACAGGCAGAAGATGCAATCACCTGTCCTTTGTGTTCTAACATTACCTCGACCATCTGTTGGGTTGTGAGAGGTGTTCTTTCCATAGGCCCAGTCCTAAAAGAATTCATCCATGCTAATGTTGACATTTTTCTTAGTGCTAAATGACCTTCTTTATTTTTAGCTATAAGTATAAAGTGGGGAAATTTAGTTACTCCAGAAATATAATTATCTTTTACTTCTTCTATTGAATTTATTAAATAGATTTCATTTCCTAATCCCAATGTAAAATTAGGATTTGTTTTATGTATTTCTTTTGTTACTTTTATAGCCTCTATGTGACCACTTAAACACTCATGATCCGTGACAGCCAGACCATTAAGACCTATTTTTTCAGCATACTCAATCAAAGCTTTAACTTTATTTGTCGAATCCGATAATTTCAAATTACTTAATTCTGTGTGGCAGTGCCCTGAAAAATAAGACAAGTCAGTTTCTAATTCCTGCATTTACTCACTCCTTCCTTCTTATATAATATATCACACTCAAAATATATAATTAAGTGTAATATATTATATTTTGGTTTATAATCTAGAATCTAAATTTTACTACACTTGGAGCATACATATATTCTTCAATCATAACTTGTGGTGTAATTTTACCCATGTATTCATTAACACTAAATTTACCAATGGCAGTAAGATTAATAGCAGGATGACTTTTGATTTCATTAAATTTTTCTTCATTGGTAAAAAACTTAATTAATGAGATTCCATTGAATTTAAACTTAATTGTATTTTTGTTTTTACCCATTAATTCAATATCACTTGTATTGATTAATAAATTTTCTAAAGCGAACAATGGCTCATCTACTGAGTTTCCCCAAATGTTTTTATGTTTCCCTACTGATTCAATTAAAATCTTATTTAGTGTTTTTTCAGTAAAAATTGCATCAACATCAAACAATAAGAAATTTGAAACTTCCATCTCTCCAACCATTGTATATAACTCATCCATTTTTTCACTAGGAACTGAAATTCCACAAGCATTAGGATGACCCAAAGCATAATCAAACAAACCACTATTATTACACCATTTTTTAACATCTTTAATATCTTTTTTATCATATCCTCTGGCACTTCCTGCAAAACTACTACCATGAGCACTAAGTAAGAAACATGGTCTTTGATAAAAATTAGTAAGTTTATTTGCTAATAGTCCATTTAATGATTTCTCAGTAAGTCCAGTTGCATTGAGAATTATAATTCCATTATTGTCCAATTTAAAATCATTTACTTGAGTTTTAGCTATTTCCATTGCATCATCTACGAGTTTCTTTTGTTTTCTCTTACATTTCCCTGCGATACGTACAACGTAATCTTGAAGAGATAGTTCGACTTCTCCTTTCCCTCTAATTTTATCAATATGTGGTTCATCGATATTGAGGAATGCTTTGAACATTAATTCTTTTTCTTCGTATGTCCCCATTCTGATTAATGCATTGACTAGAGGAGCAATATAGAATCCGATTCCGATAATAGATACTTCATTTTTCATATCATACGCCTTATCTTTAACTAAAGCTGAAATGAATTTGTTCTTATTTTGTTCTTTGGACATTTGTTTGATGCCCTTTAAGACTAAATAACGACTCTCTAAGTTCCTTAAATCTGCAACGTCAGCAATCATACCAACAGCTACTAAATCGAGGTAATTGTCTGCGAAATTTAGGTTTAATTTCTTATCAATGTATGTAAAGAATTTCCAACAAACCCCTACTCCTGTCATAGATTTGTTCGTAACCTTTTGAGAGAGTTGATTATTTATAACAATTGCATCTTCACTGTATCGATCACATTCATGATGGTCTAAAACTAAAATGTCAATTCCTTTTTTCTTGTAATATTTATGTTGTGCATAGTCATTACTCGATGAATCTGGTAAAATTATTAAACTACAATCAAACTTATGGATTTTAGTCATTGTAATATCATCTAATCCATGTGCTTTATCGTCGTGAATAACGAAATGAAGTTTAGCTTTACTCCCAAATTTTTCGATTAGAAGTGAAGCATACTGATAGGTAAAAGAAGCACTAGAACTACCATCAAAATCTGGGTCTACTACAATGACGATATCACTTCCTAATTCAATATGCCTCATTAAACACTTATATCCTAATTCCATATTATCATATAAGTCCTCGGATTCTAAGTGAGATTCATTAGGATTAAGAAAATCAGGGATATTGATAATGTCTCTGTTTTTTAAAACAGTATCTAATATATTATTAAATCCTATTACATTACCCTTTAGGCTATATTTAAAATTACTCATATTTTCCTCTTTTCATTATTATTATTATTTACCTTCCGTACACCCAACATATATTTTACTATCCATTAACTTTAGTAATGTTTCCTTATTAATATCTGAGGGGGAACTTTTGTAAGGAAGTAATCCTTCCGTATCCCATAGAACTGTTACTATACAATAAGGAGCTAATTTATTTACAAATCTTTCAATAATGTGGTTTGCCCATTTTTTAGCTTCAATACTATCCACCTCTTGATATTCTTTATCTAGAGCAATAATAACTTCTCTGACTTCTAAACTAAGTATTAAATCCCTTTGAAAATTACTAAAACTACCTCCACATAGAGCCACTGCAAAATTATCTTCTTTAAAAAAAGAATAACATTGAAGGACAGATTTTTCCGACTCCACAAGCATTATTTTACTTTTCCTCTTAATTGCTTCTTTATTAATATTTATCCCATAAAGATTCTGAGACAAAGGATGAGAATACATCACGTTTCTCATTTGAAAAGGACAATACTTACCATATTGTTCAACTTCCTCTTCTAGCATCAATCTAGCTCTTATTCCCATTAATTGGTTGTCAATATTATAATGAGGTATTATTATTTTTTGCTGTAATGTGCAATAAAGAATTCCATATTTAATCATAGAGGGTATATCAATACCTTCGTCTACCCAACCTTGCCAATACATTCTCTGAAAAATATTTAAGATACTTGCATCATAGAAATCTTTTTTAGTAATTGGCATTAAGTCTTTCTTTTTTCTTCTAATATTATTAATAAAATCCCAATCACTTATTTTTCCATTTTGTGTACCAAAACCACAAGTTAAAGTTGGAATATCAAGTTGAATGCAAATCCAATTAATTGCCTCACCAAAAGAATAATCTTTATTTCTGCAAACTAATTCGATAATGTCAAAACTGTCAAAGCATTCTGAGTAGCAATGGAAATATTTACTTTCCTTGTAGTAATAAAGTTTATATTTTTGTCCGTGGTGACATGCGGTTCGGAAGAGGAATGCTTCCTCTGTGTCTATGTATTCATCTGACCCCATTCTGCCCAACAACTTAATAATGTCACTCTCTGTAATTTTAGATTTTAATTCTTGTGCATTCATAAAACCACCTTATTATTCTTCAAGGTTTATTTTATTAAATTCAGTAATCAATTCAGAGGCACTAGTTACTGCTTCAATTGGTTCACATACTCCAACATCTTCTAATGCAAATTCAATAAATGTTGGTTCTATATCTGTAATTAATTCAAAGTCTACATTAGTTACAAAACAATCAATCTCACGAACAGTTCCAAGGTTTAATTTTGTCCAAACAATAACACTCTTCCACTTTCCTCCCCTATTTTTAATTATGTAATATGCCATTGTTGGAACAAGATAAAAACCCTTATCTAATATAGGTTTTAATTTTTGTAAATCCGCACTAGTTACTGGTAAAGCTAAAATACCATAGTCTGGTTTTTCAAGAATTGCTTTACTTCCTTTTAGAGCATTGCCATCTTTCTCCTCTTTGTAATTGGAGGATAATTGAGTTGAAGAACCTAAGAAGATATCATATTTATTTGCTAATTGCTTTAATGCTGCTGAGAAAAGGAATAAGATTTGATCAGTCCTTAGTTTTGTTCCTGTTTTTTGTCCATAATAAGCATAAAGTGAAGGAGAGTCATTTATGTAATCGAAAAAACAATGAGTTATATTTTGATTTATAATATATGTTTCTATAGTTTCTTCTATTGTTTCTATTGTGAAATCAGGTTGATATTCACCATATAATAAACTTTCCTTAACAATTTCTCCCGATTCATAGACTATTTTTGATTCTTCTTCTGTGATATCTTTCCATTCAGTCAATCTATCCTCATCTATTCCACTAATATGAGCCAGTAAACAAGTTTGTAGTTCTTCTTTGGATAATTCTGTTGAAATGAACAATACAGGTGATTTTGCTCCTGTGGACAACCAAATATGTTTATTCCAATCAAATATTTTGTCAGACGATATATTACACGCTTCTGCTAGAGAATTTCTTGTTTTACCTCCTCCTGATACCGAACTTCTAATCATACATTTTCTTGGTCTTAATCCCCTAAAAATCGTAGTCATATAACCAGATTGCATAGGATATCCATAACTTGTTTCTTGATTTTTACAATCTTCAATAATGCCCACAATTCCATCTCCAGCATGAAAATTATAATTATCACTAAAACTACTTCCCCAAAGATTCTTAAATTCATTAAATTTATTTAGAAGTTGAGCTAACACTTGTCTACTATTCATTTTATTAAATAATTCTAATTTACTTTCATTGTTTTCATCGTATATAAAACTAATATCCATCTTCAAGGATTCTGTAGCTATTCTTAAAATAGAAAACTTTCTAACAGTGTCAAAATATAATTCAATATTTTGAGTTTTATCGGCAGTTTCCTCAATAGCACGTTCTATGTATAATGCACCATCATTAATATTCCACAAACTCATAGAAGCTGGAAATTGAGATATTTCATTTTCAATTTCCAAGGAAGTAATTTTACTAACTCTAGATTTTTTTGCAATATTTTGGATACTACCAAAAATTAACTTATGAAACGATTCTGCGAAATCATTAGCATTGGCTTCATATTTTTTATTTAAAATTAAACGAGGGTTGTGACAATATACTCCAAATAATAAGAAAATATATCGTTTGTCCATCAGTCCTAGTACATCCATCAACTACCCCTCCTTTATCAATTCATCTAAGTTAAATACAAAATCTTTCTTTTTAACATACACTTTATCCATATTTACTTTTACTACATTTATTTTTTCTTCACCATTATCATTACTATCCCGAACACTTGCTTCAATTTTTTGTTGATTATTAAAATAATTTCTCGCTTTTTCATAGGAATATTTCACTAGTGCTATTCCATATTTGGAATCTGAGAAAGATTTACCCTCGATAGATTTAATATACCACATGGTATAAACCATCCCATCATATGAATATCCCAATTGATCTTTATATTCTTTCATTTGTTTGAATATCAATCCTGTTGGTCTTTCAACATTAAGATACTCACAGATTGTTTTTATTAATAAATTATATGATTGTCCAGTAAGTTGAATTTGGTCGTAACACTCTTTGCAGTATGTTTTATTACTATGAACAAATTTTTCTTCCTTAATTATTAATTTGTCACAACCCTTACATTTAGACTTTCTTCCCAAACTATAAACACCTCCCATATAAGAAAGGGAAGCATTAAAACTTCCCTATTCTCATTAAACCAATACTTATTGTAGTTTATATTTAATTACTAATTCTTCTAATTCAAACACAACCACCTTAGCCAAATCTAATTGTGTTTCTTTTAATCCATCAAAGAGCTTAGGTGTGACTCCATCTTCTTCTAATCCTAAATTTCTTTTCAAAACAGTCATTGCTTCTTCAAGATATCCATTATTAGCTAGAATTCCTCCAAGTTCACTACCCCTAGATTTAATAAATTCGAAGGTAGTTTCTTCTTGATATTGAACAATAGTAGTTTTAGCAGTAATGTTTTCCTCACCTAATCCCCCTATGGCTGTTTCAACTGTTGTTCTTAAATCCTTAGTATTAATCTTAATGGGGAGGTTGAAGGTATCTTTTAAATTAGGTAGCATAGGACTTGAACTAAAAGTTACAAAACGCTCTTCCTTTCCTTCAATCAATTCCTTCCACATAAACCCAACAAGGTAAGCCCCCTCCTTTATGTATGAAAGTGAATTTTTACTAAGTTTCATGTCAATCTTTTTTGTTCCATCAGAATCTTGCCCTGGAACTGACTGTGCAACAAAATGAACTGGATAACCTAGATTTCTTAGGTCTCCGATTGCACGTAGAATTTTCTTAAAATATTGAGTCCCTTTACCATATGTTCCGACATCTGCAAGAATCGCTACATCATGACCATCTGTTACATACTGTTCAGCAAGTTCTTCAAATTTATCTACTGTGTCAATTACAAGGCAGGAGAACTTTTCTTTCAAAAGAGGATTTTTCAATTGAGAAATCGTACTTTTTAGTTCTGCAACATTATTAATTTTAATCGCCATAATGTTTGGGATGTTTTGATATCTATCTTCAAACATTAGAAATAAAGGTTTTCTACCATCTGTACTTAGTGACTCAAGATATTCCTTTAACGTAAATGTTTTACCTTCTCCACTATTACCAATCCAAACCATTGAATATTGTGTTAAATCCATTGATACCTTATTTGGTTGAAGATCCATTAAATTTGCCATATTATACATTACCCCTTATTTAATTTATTATTTTTGTTGGAGTAGATGATTTTTCAATCTACTTCAACTCTCAATTTTAAGTAAGTTTGTTTCTATTTTTGTTGTTGAAAAGGATTAAAGGTAACTGGAGGAGTTGTAGTTCCTTGAACAAAAGGATTTCCAACTGGTGTATTTGTGGAGGGTTTAGCTACTTTAGCAGGTTCGTTTTTGATTTTATCAAGTTTAAGTTTACGTTTAGTCAATGCTTGACTATATTCAGTTTCATCTATTTCATGTTCTGGAGGAGTACCCATTGGATTTCCACCAGTAACTTCCTTGCGACTAATAGTATTTGTAACTAATCTAACATTGTCAGCACCAAATGCCATTTTTTCAACAATTTCAACAGTTTCTTTGGTGTTTACAAGTTTTCCGACCAGTTTAGCGAAGCCACCTTCAAAGAATCCAATTGATATGAAGGGTTCAGCTATTGCTTTTGGTACAATAGTCACCACTGGGATGATAGCACCTTGATAACCAAGCACATTCATTGTTACTTTTTTATTTCCAGATAATTCACCTTTGAATGATTCATCCTCAATCTTAGTAATAATTCCTGTAATCTCAAACTTTGATTCCAAGGGAGTTTTTTCTAAGTCTTTAGCTTCAATTCTATTAGCAAAATTCCCCTTTACTCCTGAGTATGTTTTTACTTCGCCATCTTTACCTTTGTAGTCTTGAACATTGAATTGACCAGATCCAATTTTAATATTATCTGCTTCATTTGGAAATTGCTCTAATGCTTTATATTCGTTCATTACTGTTTCTAAACCTTTAAAGATTAAATTCTCACCAGAACCATCTTTTTTTACTTTTTTAGAGAAATAAGATACTTCAATTTCACTACCATCTGAAGTTCTTACAACAAGATCACCACTAATAGCTTGTTCCTTTCCAATTACATTACCATCTTGATCTTTTTTGTCTACTTCTTTAATTGTCAAGTCTTTTTTAACGAGAACTCCAGCGATAAACACATTATTCATTGTTTCTTTTAACATATGTATTAATTCCTTCTTTCAATTATTATTTGTTTTATTATTTAATGCACATGATCTATTAAAATATATTGAAAGAAGGTGGCCCACAAATTCTTTTTACAGGAACCCTACACTTGCCTTTGTTTTTCAACCAATCAATCCTCTCTATAAAATATTATTTAATTATTAACCACTATAATTATAACATAATCAAATCTCCATGTCAACAAATTTTATTTCTTACTTCTAACAAAACTAAACCACATAAAATTCCACTTTCATTGGATAGAATATATAACATAATTATTTATACATATTTTATGACCACAAACCCTTATATAGCAACGGTTACAGGGTTATTTTTAGTAATTTTGCTTAAAATTAAAGTTTATAGTCATTTTAGACATAATCCAATAAAATGAAAATTTCTTGAGGGTCTAATAATTGCTGATATTTTTGATTTTTGAAGATAATTCTCTCACAAAATCATTAATATCCATTTTTGAATCAATGGTAATATTAATTGTAATATTTTGTACAGTGTTTTCAACCTTTGATTCTTCTTCTACATCTTCTTTCTCAATCTCTTCAACCCAATCCCATTCTTTAGGTTCTCTATTACATAACACTTGTGATAAAACTTCTACACAGCTTTCATATTGTTTAATAGCCATAATATCATAATTGCTATCATCACAATGTTCTAAGTCGTCACATATGTCATTGAAAAATACTGTTCCTTCAGTATACCCTGCATTAATATCTTCTACATCGTAAAAAACTAAGTCGTTTTCATGATCGGGTAATAATGCATAAATTTTTTCATCTCTCATTTTAAACAACATTGAACTATTTAATTCTGATTTTTTCATTTTATCCATCCTTCCCTTCAATTTCATCTATAGTATCCAAACATCTTCCACTTAGATTCATAATTTTTGCATTTTGTTCTTTTGATAATCCATTATCTTTAACACCTGACACTAAATAATTCAAATGATTGGTAATTTCACTTAATTCAAATACACTTAGCATTTACTCTAACTCCTCTCCACTACCACAAACAAATCTCCACAATCTATCTTATGCAACCAATATAATTCATCGCTATCTAAATTAACTTGAATGCGATAATGCAATGAAGTTTCTTCCATAATAACTCTATAAGTATCTTTTTTAAATGATTTAAAATCTTTAATGAATCTCACTTTTCTTATGATTGTCACCTCCTTAATTATTTACCGATCTTATGTATTTGAAGTGCATTATATTTTTCAGAATACACATTCTTAACTTTTTCTGGTATTAGTTTATCATTAAACATTTCCTTGCAAAATTTATTTAATTTTTCATAATCTTCCATAAAGATTTTCAAGTTTTTTATAAAGTCTTCGTCCATGATTCACCTCCTTAAATGAAATAACTGTTTTAAATTATTTTATTAAAGATTCGATAGTTCTCTCTAACCCTAATTCTTGTCTACAATAATGTAAGAAATCTTTACTATTCATTAAACTTTGAAGTTCATTTAATGAGTAATTTTTAGTAGATGAATAACATACCACTTCTTTTGTAATATTTCTTCCTTCTGATTGCCAAAGACTTAATTCACAATTATCAACCATATGCCTACTATTAAATAATTCGATTGCTTCTTCCTTAGATTCTGCAAATATTGGAGTAATCCATCTATATGAATAATCTTTTCCTTTGAATCTATATTTAAACAAATATAATTTATATAGGTCATATGTGAACTTAACTGCAATAGTATAGACTTTCCCCATAATTCACCTCTTTTCATCCCTAAAACTAAACTTTCCTTGGATTAGTGTACTTCAGTTCCAAATTCACAAACACACTCATAATTTCCTTGTGTTGTATTATCGATATGTATTGGAACTAATGAGTTTTCAAGATTATAAATATCTCCATCTTTAACTTCTTTCCCATTGACTGTTTTTAAAGGAAGTTTATCAACTGTATATTTTAAATATAATGCTTTCCCAACTTTACCATGATTATCTTTATTCAAATTTTCACCATCTTTATAATCTATTCCTCAATAATCTCAACATCATCTTCATACATCCATAACCACTCACCCTTGCTATCTTGAACAAATACATCAAGATCGTCCCATAATGTCTGTGATTCTTCCTCACCAGTTAAAACATTTGCCCATTTTACCTTTTCTTCTGATGACATATTTTTAAAATATTTTGCTTCGATTAATGATCCGACAGGAATATCTTCGATAAAATCATTGGTTAGAATTTTAACTTTCACTTTCTTCGCCTCGATTCATTATTTATTTCACATAACCCAACCACATATTAATTATAACATATCGAACTACGTGTGTCAAATATTTTATTTTTATATTTAATAAAATTATTCATCTTTCTAATCCCATGAAAATATCCTTTCAAGTTATCGATATGTAACTCCTTTATATTCTTTCATATCGCTATTTAATTTAACTTCTTCTTTTAATGAATATTCAATATCCAAATGTTGCAAAGCACTCGTAAACCCATCCATAAAATCGTCAGGATTCCCATGAATGTTATCATTCCAGTATATGATATATTTTTGATCTTCATCAATTAGAGCAGTTTGTGCGTAATCTCCGAATTGAGCATCACTAAATCTTACATCGTTAATTGACGTACACTCACCTTCATTGATTAATTCATCTAATGTTTCTTGATCAATAACTGCTACTTGAGTTAGATTTAACATTGCTTATTCTCTCCTTTCAAATGAATGTTCTTTGAGTTATTTATTTTCAATTTTTGCATATGCATTTATACATCTTTTACAAGTCACATTCTTATCTTGAATATCCTGAACATCTTTACCAACATATTGTAGACATAAACTCATATTGGATTTTAGATATGCGATATGTATGACTCCACCTTTTGTTGCTTGAGCCTTCTTTAAGTCCATATTTATTCTCTTTTCTTTAAAATTTATTAGATTTTACTCTTCCATTTTTGATAAGCTTTCTCACATAATATAAATAACATATTATCTCCTAGACAATCGTACCACATTTTATAACATTTCATAATCTCTTGAGCGTCACTGTCACCATCATTGGCTAATTTACCTATATATAGACCATCTTTTTTTAATGCGTTAACCAATTCTTCTTTTCCTAAAATCATCTGAAACTTCCTTTCTCTCTATTTATTGAAGTTTATACCCGAAGTTCTCCAAAGTTTCATCATCCATAATTGAATAAAAAATATCATTAAAGGTACCATTAGAAGCTATATCTCTTTTACAAATACATAAATATTTGGCTTCATGTATTATGAAATTTGGCTTTAATATACTAAATATAAATAACCATTCATTACTGATTGCCTTTTGGCCATCCAAATAAAAACTATCTCCAATTTTATATTTCATGATTAACTCCCTCTTTTTATAAATATCATAAAACGAATATTTAACTTAATAATTTACCACAATCTTTACATGCAATCCAACCATAAGGATGAGTTGATTCAGTATGTAAATGATGACAACCAGTATCCTCTTTTCTACATTCACATTTATCAGATAATTGTTTAACCTTATCAAGAAACCATTTTTGAAAATCTACTGCATTACCTTCAAAATTCATGTCTGAACTGATTCCTTTTCCACAATACATACAATCATATATAACTGCCATTGTATAGTTCACTTTCCTCTCTAGTAAATCTAACATTTTAAGATATTCCATACGCCAATAACTTATCTCTCAAATCCTGAATTTTATTAAACATAGCAAGAACTAAATTGTCTCCTGTTAAGTCCCTCTACTCTGTCCCATATCGTAAAGCATGGAAATTAAATTCACCATAAGATTGGTCTAAGATAACTTCATATTTTCCACTGTCTAGGATTACTGATTCTTTCATAGTTATTCGCCTTCCTTTTGTAATTCTTGTAAACTCCTATGATAATCAATCCATTCCTGACTTTCAAGTTTCTTTTTTACTACAATGTCAAAATACTCTTTTCGCATATCTTGTAACGTAAATTTCTCCAACCCTTTCTTTTTTAAACTCTTATTTACTAAT